TGGGTCCGGGGGGACAACACCTCGGGTTCGATGTTCCAGGCGGTCGATACGGTGCCGGGCGCTGGCCTCGCGGCGGGCACCTCAAGCTCTCAGGTCCGAAATGCCGTCGCCACGGCCTCGAACCTCGACATCGCCTGTGAGTCCTACGACGAGGCGGGCATCCCCTCGGGCGACTCGATTGTGCTTGCTAGAGGGCTCGTTCGTGTCGGTGCCTCGGCGACGACCGGCACTAACACCGGCACCGCCCGGCTCCTCTCGAACCCGGACGAGGGCGCCACCTTCGCCATCGACTACGAGGGCGCGGGTGCCGCGATGGGTACGGACTCCGGCGCGGTGGCCGGCACGAGCGGTTGGCGCACTTATTTGGGGTCCACGGTCTATGCCCCTTCGGTGACTCGTGCCACCCGCCCGGTGATGCGCCTCACCCGGACCACAGACGGATCGACGCGCCAGCACTGCTCCGACCTCATGGGTGTCTTGGTCGAGCACCTGACGCCTCCAGCGGGCGGAGACGACTGGACGCAGCCTGTCGATGACACCGCCGCTGGCACAGATGCGATCACCAGTCGCGTGGTCAAGGGCCTGACGGAAGGCCCGACCGCGACGGATGTGATGACGAAGGTGGCGGCCTTCGTTCGCTCGATCGCAGACCCTGCGGCGGGCACCGATGCCTTCACGAAGCGGACGACCAAGGCGCTCGCCGATCCCGCTTCCGTCACCGACCTAATCGTCACGGTGGCGGGCAAGGGCCAGGCCATCGCCGAGAGCGCCTCGGTTATCACCGACGCCTTCACCAAGGCCCCCCGCAAGGCTTTGGCCGACGTCGGGGCAGGGACGGATGCCTTCACCAAGGCGCCGAAGAAGGCGCTCGCGGATACGGCCGCTGGCACCGACGCCTTCACTAAGCGGGTCACCCTCGCGATCTCCGACACGATCGCGGGCACCGATGCCCGCACCCGGGTCATTACCAAGGGATTGGCCGACCCCGCCTCTGCTACGGACGCTCAGACTCGAGTGTGGGCCGCCAAGCTCGCTCCTGCTGACACCTTCGCGGGGACCGATGCTCAGGCCAAGACGATCCGCCCGGTCAAGGCGGATACCGGCCAGTTCACCGACCTCGCCACCCCTGACCTCGGCGTCGGCGCCAACGACTTCGAGCTTGAACTCGGCGACGCCCTCTCGGTCTCAGACGCCTCCTCGAAGGGCTTGACTTCTCTCCTTGGGGATGCCGCGTCCGTATCGGATGCCGTGGCTTCGGTTTCCGGTACGACGCTGGCGCTTGCAGATGGGTTCGCGGCTTCCGACGCCATCGTCAAGGCATTCGGTCGGGGGATCGCGGACCTGCTCTCGGTGACCGATGCGATCTCGCCCGGACTGAACCCCGTCCTCGAGCCGATCTCGGACCTCCCGAGTTCGATGCTCCTCGAGGAGCGCGTTCGGACTCTGGCCCTGGGAGATCGCTCCTTGACGCTCTTGGCGCTCGCGGACACCACCGCCGAGCTCTCGCTCCAGACGCGCGATAGCGCGACGTCACCACAGGACGCTCACGCTGGCGAGGTCCAGCTCGAGACTCGCACTCTGAATCTGACCCTCGAATCGAAGCAACGGGAGCTCACCCTCGATGGCTAACTTCAAGCAAAACGACACCTGGCCCCCGCTTCGCGGCTCGGCATCTGATGAGGATGGTCTCGTAGACCTCACCGCAGCCGATTCCCTCCGGGTGATCCTCAAGGCCGATGCGACGACCATCTCGGGCACGGCCACAGTCCTCGAGCCACCCGAGGCAGGCCTCGTTGCTGGTCAGCCGGCGATGTTCAACTGGGAGTACGTCTGGGATGCCGACGACCTCGACACCGTGGGCGTCTACCAGGTCGAACTCGAGGTGACATGGGATTCCGCCTCCACACCACCTAAGGTGGAGACGTTCCCGAATGAGGGCTACGAGTCCCTGACGGTGGTGGATGACCTTGACTGAAACCGAAGCACGAGAGCGGCTTGGACGGCTCTGCGCGGCAGACCACGATCCGACGCTCGACACCACCGACCTCAACGACTGTCTCACCCAGGCCAAGCGCTCGGACCCGATGGGTCGGCTCCCCGACGAAGACGGCTACGAGGCGACCTGGGACATGCGCTACGCCGCTTCGCTCGGCTGGGAGCTCAAGGCTGCTCGAGCTGCCGGCGGCTTCCGCTTCGAGGAAGACACCCAGGTTTTCTACCGCGAGCAGGTCTTCAACCACTGCGAGGAGATGGCGAAGCGCTACCGGCGCGGCGCCTCTCTGGTCGCGCTGGTGAACACGGAGGTCTAGATGCTCTTACGGGAGGGACAGCTCGAGGGCATGCGGGACACGGTTGTCGCCCACCTCCCCGACATCGTGACCATCCTGCGGCGCGTCCGCGTCTCCGATGGGGGTGGTGGCTTCCACGACACCTGGGATGAGTTCGAGACCGTGGCTTGCCGGATCGGCGGCCCGCTCGGTGGCGAGACAGATGAACGCTCTGCTTCCAAGGTCCGCCTCATCGACGAGGAGCAGCAGCTCATCACCTTCGAGGATCACGTAGACGTCCGCGAATCAGACCGCATCCGCTGGGTCGAAGGGGACCGCCTCTACGACGTCATCGCGGTCTACGGGCGCGGCCACTGGGAACTCTCCCGACGCGCCCGAGTGCAGGAAACCGACTGGGAGGACTAGATGGCTATTGCGATGCGCGCCCCCGCCGGCGCGATCTTCAAGGGCCAGCGGATCGGCGGGCAGGCGATGTCCTCAGAGATGGCACGCCAGACCCACGTGGGTGGTGCCACCCTCGTCTCTCGTTTCCCTTCGATCATCGCCAACCTCTCGCTTCGCACCGGCATCGCGAACGAGGAGACGGCCGAGGAGATCGCCGCCGATGCCAGGGCCGCCGCTCCGCGCGACACGGGCGCCCTTCAGGCCTCGATCCATCCTGAGGAGCTACCGCTCTCAGGGGATTGGGCCGTGGTCGCCGACGTGGACTACGCCGTCTACGTCGAGTTCGGGAGGACCGGGATGGCTGCCCAGCCCTACATGGTCCCCGCCGTGGACGAGAACCGAGACACCCACGTTGCCAACACCGTCCAAGTCCTTCAGGAGCTCTGATGGCTACTTCAGTCCGAGACGCAATCTGGGAGACCTTGACCGCGGACGCGACCCTCGTGGGCTACCTCGGGGACGACAACGGGGTCTACCACCGCACCGCGCCCCAGGAGGCCACCTTCCCCTTCGTCCTCTTTCACAAGCAGGCGGGCCACCCGGAATGGACCTTCGGCGATCACCACAACGACGAGCTGTGGACGATCAAGGCGGTGGACAATCACGCTTCCGCAGATGTGGCCGAGGCGATCTACGCCCACATCGAGGACGCCCTCCACGACGCCCCGCTCGAGGTCGATGGCTACGGCCTCATCTACTGCCGGCGTGAGATCGACGTGGACTACGGCGAGCACGAGGAAGGCATCGTCATCCACCACATCGGCGCCCAGTACCGGATCATGCTCGTGGACCTATGAGCGATCCGACCGCAATGCGGGATTTGCTCCTTAGCTATGCCGCAGAGACCGGGGCGACCATCTACCAGCGCGGCGTCGAGTTCCACGAGGACGGGACTGAGCTTTGGGAGTTCGTCGTGGTTGCGCGTGGCAAGGATGTTGAGGGCCTCAACGCCTTGGTCCCCGTGATGAGGGACCGCCTCGAGGAAGACCGGACCCTCGACGGGCAAGCGCTCGACACTCGAGTCGCGAAGGCCAACGGGCCTCGTGAACACCCGGACGGCGACTTCTTCATGGAGTTCACCGTCCACGTACTCGTATAGGAGGCACCGTGGGTAAATACCGCGTCAAAGGGTCTCATCGCTTCCTGGGCCACGAGCCCGGGGAGGAGTTCGAGGCCGACCTAGATGAAGGTCAGGAGAAGCGAGCTGTCGCGCGTGGGTCTATCTCGCGCGTGAACAAGAAGTCGGCGGATGCCGAGGACACCAAGGCCGAGAAGGCCGAGAAGGAGAAGGAGTAAGAGATGAAGAAGGTGCTCCGTGATGTTCAGATCACCGTCGATGGCGTGGACCTGAGCGATCACTTCACCAGCATCACCGTCGAGGACGCGGCCAATGAGGTGGACGCCACGGCGTTCGGCTCGGTCTACACCTCGGCTGTCAAGGGGATGCGTACTGCCCAGATCAGCGGGACTGTCCAGCAGGACTTCGACACCGCATCGGTCGATGACACGCTGTCAGCCCTCAACGATCAGGAGACCACGTTCGAGGTCGAGGTGATTCCGGACGCTGGCGTTATCAGCGCCACCAACCCGGGTTACCGGATCGCCGAAGCGCAGCTCATGGGGTACTCGCCTCTGAGCGGTGGCGTCGGTGATCTGTCCACCACGGACATCACGTTCACCAACGCTGGCGACGCCGGCGTTGAGCGCATTATCGTCCCCGGCCCGTAGTAAAGGAGACACATGAGCGAGGGAAGTAACGGACATCACCGCCTGACGGCGGAGGAGCTCGCAGACCGGACACGCTTCCGGTTTCGCGAGAAGGTCCTCGACATCCCGGAGCTCGGAGGAGAGATCACGCTGAAGACACTGAGTGTCCGCGAGCGCGAAATCCTCCGGGCACCCGTGGAGGAGGCCGCAGGCAAGACGGATGAGGGCGACCCGACCGAGGCGGCGATCGAGGCTGCGGCCAAGGTCTTCTCCCTGATCGTGCTCGAGCCGAACGTCACTGAGGAGGAGGCCACAGGCTTCCTCGGCGACTGGCCCGTAGAAGCCTTCGACCGCATCACGGATGCGTATGCCGATCTGATCGGCTCGAGGGAGGATGAGAAGGCGGCGTACGCCGAGTTTCAGCCAGCAGACGGACCTGAGGTTTCGGTTCCACCTAGCCCGTGAGCTCGGGATGACGGTGGCGGAACTCGAGGACCGCCTGTCCGATAAGGAATACACCTGGTGGCGCACCCTCTACGTCCGCGAGGCGGACGAGCAAAAGGAGAGGGAGTAGCCGCACCGAAGGGGCGTGGGCGACCTGCCCGCGCCCTTTTTCTATGCACCTAGGAGGTGAGGAATGCCCGCATCAACAACCGGACGCCCAGCGGCAGTCCTCTCCATCCTCGTCACCACGAATACCCGTTCGGCTCAGGCGCAGCTCGCTGCCCTGGACCGACAGCTCGCGTACTCCGTCAAGAGGGCCGGCGCCGGGACTGCTGCGATCCAGCGGTCCCTCGTCGGCCTTCGCTATGCCGCGGTTGGATCGGTCGCTGCGATCGGCGGCTCGGTCGCCGCGGCGGCCAACTACGAGACGGCGTTTGCCAACGTCAAGAAGACGGTCGAGGCCACGCGCCCTCAGCTCGCGCGTCTCCATGACGACTTCATCGACCTCTCCAAGTCGATCCCCACCTCGGCCTCTGAGCTCGCCAACCTCGCGGGAGAGGCCGGAGCGCTCGGTGTTGAGGCCAAGGACCTGCGCCGCTTTACGAAGACGGCCGCCCAGCTCGGTGCGACGACTCAGCTCTCGGCAGAGATGGCCGCTGATGGTCTCGCAAGGGTCGCCAACATCATGGACCTTGATGTCGGCAAGTCCGTGCGCGGGATGTCTGATGTCCTCGTAGACCTCGGTAACAAGGGCGCCTCGACAGAGGGCGAAATCCTCGAGATGTCGAAGCGCATCGCCGGCTCGGGCAAGGTAATCGGCCTGACCGAGACCGAGGTGCTCGGCCTCTCGGCGGGCCTCGCCAACCTCGGGATCAGGGCAGAGATGGGTGGCTCCGCCATCTCGCGCGTGATGCGCGGCATGCACGTGGCGATCCGCGAGGGACCGTCGAAGGAGCTGAGCCTGTTCGCCGAGACGGCGGGGATGACGGTCGATGAGTTCTCGACGGCATTCGAGGACGATGCGGTCGGCGCCATCGGCCACTTCATCGACGGCCTCGCTCAGATCGAGAAGGACGGTGGCTCGGCGCAGGGCGTCTTGCTCGACCTCGGCAAGGCGGCCCACACCTCCTTCGGGGAAATCCGCATCTCCGACACCCTCATGCGTCTCCTCAGCTCCGGCAAGGGCTCGGCCTCAGAGCTGGCCGAGACGATGGGGATTGCCGCGGATCAGGCCAAGGAGGGCGGTGCCCTCATGGAGGAGTACCGCAAGAAGACCGACACTCTCGCGGCCCAGACCGAAATCCTCGGTAACCAGATCGTCGCCCTCGGGATCGACTTCGGTGAGTCACTCCTGCCCCAGATCAAGGAGACCGTCGAGCTGCTCCAGAACCCCGACCTGACCCTCGGCGAGAAGGTCCAGGGCGTGATGGATCAGATCGGCGAAATCTTCAAGAAGGCTGCGCCCGTCATTGCCGAGATCGGCGGCGAGATCGGCCTCGGTCTTGTCGAGGGCATCTGGGCGGGGTTCTGGGGATCGAACCTCCTCGGCAAGCTCTTTATCGGTGGCGCGCTCCTGCGGATGTTCGGTGGGCCGACCCTGCTTCAGGGAGCGGGGACGAGGCTCGCGGCGCCGATCACCGCAGGTCTCTCGAAGGCAGTCCAGACCCAGATCGGGATTGCTCACCTGACGTCGATCCAGGCGGCCCAGCGCGAGGCCGCGTTCCGCCAGCGCGGCTGGGCAGGGGTCACTGGCTTCGACCGCTCGGTTACGCCGCAGATCACCAAGAGCGCCGGGATGTTCGCCAACGCCTTGGCGTTCACGATGCAGCACCAGCTCGCCGTCGCCTTCGGGGTCGGTGGCATCGTCAACATCCTCTCCGACGTGATTGGCGGCGACTGGGAGGGCGCGGCCTTCGAGCTCGGCGGTGGCATCGCCGGCGCTATCGCAGGCGGGATCGCCGGAGGCCTTCCGGGCGCCCTCGTCGGGTTCGGCATCGGGACGATCCTCGGCGACATGTTCGATGACGCCACTCGCCAGACCTTCGGCAAGAAGGACTTTGCGAACCGGATCGAGGAGAACGCCAAGGCGGCGACCGCGAGTGTGACCAAGCTCGCCGACGACTACAGCGAGGCAGCGCGCGAAGTGGCGCGGGCCAAGAAGCGCGAGAGCAAGGCCTCAGACCGCCAGAAGGAAGCCGAGGAGGACCTCAAGGAGGTCCGCCAGAAGTACCCGCACAACGCCCGCAGGATCGCTAGGGCAGAGCGCCGGGTCGCCGAGGCCAAGCACGAGTCCGAGGAAGCCAGCCGCGCGCTCGAGAAGGCAGAGCGTGTGCCCGAGGTGGAGCGCGAGTTCCGCTCTGAGGCCCTGCGGCGCCACCTCGCTGACCAGCAGGCCGACCTCGTGGTCAAGCGGCGCACCGAGCGCCAGTATTACGCCGAGTTCAAGGCCCTGAACAAGTCGAACTCCTCGTTCGAGGAGCGCCAGCAGGCTTACGACAAGTGGCAGGGCAGCTCCGACGATCTCGCTGATTCGCAGCGTGCCGTCAACCGCACCCTCTCTCGGGCGCATGACTTGATCGGGCCGAAGTTCGCGAAGGACCTCCAGGGGATGGCGGACAAGCTCGGGCGGGCGGCGCTCAAGTCCGAGAAGGCCGACCAGAACGTGGACAGGCTCTCCACGAGCCTCAAGAACGCTGCCCTCGCGGCAGGCGGCTCAAGGGGCGCTCCCGGTGGTGCGATCTTGGGCCTCCAGGACCTCAACGAGACCCTCGGTGATGCTGAAGGCAAGGCCGCGCGCACCCAGAAGAAGCTCGACAAGCTCGCGACCGAGGGCCTCGACCCGCTCAACGACAAGACACGCAAGACCGCCCAGACCACCAAGGAGTCCACCGGCCAGCAGGAGGAGGACTGGAAGGAGCTCAACACAGAGGTCCTCGATGTGATCGGCTCGATGCGGGCCGAGATCGGCTCGATCCTCTCAGATCTCGGGGTCAAGGACGCCACCTTCTCGACCGAGACCGAGAAGGGCAAGCAGAAGAAGCAGGCGGGTGGCTTCACCGTCCCGGGCCGCGGCGTCGGGGACAAGATGCTTACGAAGGTCTGGACCGAGCCTGACGAGGATGTCTTCGTCCTCAACAAGAAGGCCGCGATGGAGCGCCGGAGCCTCCAGAAGTGGAACTCGATGTTCCCCCGTCACGGCATCCCGAAGCGCCAGGGTGGCGGGCTTGCCACGGGCATCCAGGCCCTCGGTGCGAACCTCATCAACCGCTTCGGTGGTTCGATCTCTTCGGGCTACCGCCCCGGCGACGACGGCTTCCACGGCCAGGGCCTTGCGATCGACTACGTGCCCTCAGACTGGCGCGGCGCGTCCAAGTACGCGAACTCGATCGGCGGCTCCCTCCTCGAGGGCATCTACAACCCGGCCACCTTCGGCGGCACCCCCGTCTCGTGGGATGCGGGTTCGCAGGTCTCCTCGGGCTTCTGGGGATCAGAGTGGGGCAACCACCTCGACCACCTCCACCTCGCAATGGGCGCGAACCAGAGCGTCCGTGCCGCGAAGGCGGTCAAGACGAAGCTCAAGAACCGCCTGATGAAGGGGCCGAAGGGCGCGATGACCAACATCGGCCAGGGCGCCATCGACCGTACGACCGCGGCGGGCAACAAGTTCTTGGCCGGGCAGATGCCGGCGATGGTCTCTCATGGCAACGTCAGCCGTGGCGCGATGTCCCTCGGCGAGATCGCGAAGGTCTGGAACGTCGCCAACCGGGGCCAGGGCAACGCGGCGACGATGGCGCGGATCGCGATGGCGGAGTCCTCGGGTAACCCCGCCGCCATCGGCCACGACCCGGGCGGCACCCAGGGCCTCGGCCTCTGGCAGATCACGACTGGCTTCAACGACGACCTGATCGCCAAGTACGGCGGCCGGGGCGCGATGCTGACCCCGATCCCGAACGCCAAGGCCGCCGGCGACATCCTCGCCCGCCAGGGCCTGACGGCATGGGTCGTCCACAACACGGGCGCGGCCTACGCGCAGCAGGGGGGCAAGCTCCCGTCGCTCGATAGGGGCGGTCGGGTCGAGGAGATGGGTCTCGCCAAGGTCCACCGCGGCGATGTCCACATGGGCGAGCCGAAGATCGAGGTCAACCTCTACGGCCCCGGCTGGGACAAGTTCGTCTCCCAGATGGAGGTCGTGGTTGATGGCAAGCAGCAGTCCGTGAACAAGCACAACATCCGCATGGCGCGGCAGAGGGGTAGGTAATGGCTGCCGAGACGATCAAGATTCGCGTTGACTCCTGGGTCGATCAGAACGAGGGGACGGTCTCTCATCCGACTGCCTCGCGGCTCAGGCTGCGCGGCCCGGGTTCTTCGCGTGTGCGCCAGGCCTTCCTCTTCTTCGGTCGTCCCTTCCCGCTCGGGGCCTCGGTCCTGAACGCGACCCTGCGCTTCCACGTAGCCGACAACACCTGGTCCTCCTCCACGAGTGTCACCGCCTCGAGGATCACGCAGGACTGGAAGGAGTCCGAGGTCCGCTACGCGCAGCGCCCCAATGTCACCTCTGACAACGCGGTCACGACCGCTATCGCCACCTCGGCCGAAGGGGTGGAGCGGACGATGGACCTGACGCCGATCCTCCAGGACGTTGCTAACGGCGAGGCCTGGCACGGCATCCGCCTTGAGATCGCCACCGACGGCCACCGCGCCATTTTCGCCTCGGACAGCTCAGCCGAGAACTACCGCCC